ACTGCATTACAGGTGGTGGAAGTGAGTGGGAAGTAGGTATTGGCACTTACACTACATCAGGAACAACTTTAGCACGTACTATTGTTTTAGCATCTAGTAATTCAGGCTCATTAGTTAGTTTTAGCGCTGGCACTAAAGATGTATTTGTAACCTATCCATCAGATAGATCAGTTAACCAAGATGATGTTGGCTCTGCTCCTAATCAAATACCACTAAACCAATATCTTGGTGCATTAGCTTATTTGCAGCAGCCATATAGAAAAGTACAGCGTCAACTTGCTACATCTTTGCAGACTGTTTTCACTATTACTGGTGGCTATGCACTTGGCTATATTGATGTTTATCAAAATGGTGTAAAGCTATATTCAACAGATTATACAGAGACAAATACAAGTACAATTACATTATCTGTTGGGGCTGTATTAAATGATGAAATAGAATTTGTTATTTGGTGGGTTTAAGAGAATATTATGAGCATAAAATCAAATTTTCCTGCTATTTCTCCATCTTTGCTATTAGATTTTTCTAATACTAAAAAACTTGATCCACGTATCACTTTTACACGTTCTAGTACTGCTACTTATTTTGATAATAATGGAATATTACAAACTTCTTTGTCTGGAATTCCTCGCTTCGATCACAACCCGACGACGGGTGAAAGTTTGGGACTGTTGATTGAGGAACAGCGCACAAATGTTATTCTTGGTAGCGCAACGCCTACAACACAAGCAGTAGTATCCAGCGCAGTAGCTTACACGTTATCGTTTTACGGCACAGGCACAATTGTTTTATCCGGAACATATTCGGCAACTGTTGTAGGTACTGGCGCGTACCCGACAAGAACCACGCTTACTTTTACTCCCACGGCAGGCGCATTAAGTTTAACTATAAGCGGAACAGTACAGAACGCTCAACTAGAAGCCGGCTCCTTCGCAACCAGCTACATCCCCACAGTGGCATCACAGGTCACGCGAAGTGCTGATGCTGCGAGCATGACGGGGACGAACTTCTCTAGTTGGTTTAACGCTAGTGAAGGCACTTTGTATGCGAATGCTACCTTTGTTGCTCCGGCCATAGCGGGTTCTGCTGGTGTTGCCGCAATTGGTAACGGGTCAAGCGCAGAAAGCATTGCCATTTACAAGTCAAATTCTTTGAGTTTGTCGGGGGACGTTCGTGCCGCCGCTGCTACTCAGGCATCTTTCGCTCAATCGTTCACGGCGACTGCGTGCAAAGGCGCTATCGCGTACCGCATTAACAGCTTTAATTTCTCCACAAACGCAGCGATTGGAATTGACGACACGAATGGCGTTGTTCCGACCGTGACTTCTTTGTTTATTGGCAGTGTTTACTCGACTACTTCTTTTCCTACAAACGGCACAATTAAAAACATTACCTACTACCCCCGCCGTCTGTCTAACTATGAACTTCAAGCGATTACAGGTTAAGGAAACATCATGGACATCATCGGAACAATGTACGAACCAGTGACAGTAGAGGGACAGGAACCTGTAGAGCTTTCTGGCTGGCATGTAAACACACCAGAACCTGTAGATGGATGGGAAGTGTATTCAGTGCAGCCTAATGCTCCTAGACGAATCTACGCAGGACATATTACATTTTTCTATGTGTTTAAAGATGAAGCAGAATTTATTGAAGCAGCAACAATTGCTGGATTGCTTCCAACTTTAGAGCTAGAAGAAGCATAAAGGAAAAATTATGGGTAAGGCAAAAAATCTTTCTCAGTTAGTCAGGCCAATTGAATATGACTCTACTACTAATATAACTACAATTAAGTCTGGAGCTAGTGATACTACAGCAGTAACAATTGATGCTTCGCAGAATGCTACTTTGGCTGGGACATTAACCGTACCGGGTGCTATTTCAGCCAGCGGTGGTGTTGTTGGCGCAGTTACGGGAAATGCAAGTACAGCAACCGCGTTAAGTACCGCTTCCGGCTCCGCGCCATCGTATTCAGCGCGTGCTTGGGTAAACTTTAACGGCACAGGTACTGTTGCAATCAATGCCAGCGGAAACGTATCGAGTATTACAGATAATGGTGTTGGTAATTACACAGTAAACTTTACTACCGCGTTACCAGATGCTAACTATGCGGTGGTCGGTTCAATCAATAACAACAATAGTTCTTGTGGTTTTACGCCTACTGCATTAGCAACAGGTACAACCAGAATCGTGACGACTACAGTAAATCCAACAACTAGTTATGTAGATTTCTCTATAGTCACCGTTTCCATCTTCCGCTAACAAGGCATTTTAAAATGACACAACGAATTATCTACCCAACTGACGATGGCGGCGTTGCTATTATCGTACCCGCTGGTGCAATTGAAGATTGCATGAAAGACATCCCAGAAGGTAAGCCGTACAAAATTATTGATACCGCAGATGTGCCAACAGACCGCACATTTCGTGACGCTTGGGAGTACGCATGATTAAGATAAACATCGACAAAGCTAAAGCAATCGGTCACGATATGCGCCGCGCTGCCAGAGCAGAAGAGTTTAAACTTTTAGATGTGAAGGCAACTATTCCAAGCGAAGCCGCTGCCGCTGAAGCTGCCCGTCAGCTAGTGCGTGAAAAGTACGCTGACATTCAAGCTAAGATTGATATCGCAGCTACGCCGAAAGAAATCAAAGAGGCTCTTAAATGACAACAATAATTAACGCCGATAACGGCGCAGCAACCAGCATCAAGCGCATTGCTGACAGTGCTTTCATCCCTTTCGATCCCGTCAACACGGACTACCAACAATACCTCACCTTGCTTACAGAAGGTAATATACCTGAACCAGCTGATAAGGTTGAATAATGGCTACAACAAAGATAATTTTTGGCGAATGGTTGCCAGATCAGCCTGGTGTAACTGGTGCTATTACAGATGCTAAGAACTGTTACGCAGTAACGAATGGTTATGCTCCTATTAAAAGTGAAGCTGACTATTCTGATGATGCTGGCACTGATTTAGTTATTACATTTGCTGGTAAGTTTGGTGGTGCAAGTACATTGTTTTCTGCTAGTACGACACAGATTTACAAGTTTGATAGTAATAATGCTAGTCTTGATCCTTTGACGACAGCAGGCTATTCAGCCGTAGAGGGCTGGGATGTTACTCAATTTGGCTCCAGCATTATCATGGCAAATGGTAGCAACAAACTGCAATCATGGACATTGAACTCATCTACTTATGTCACTGACTTAGCTGCTGCTGCTCCTACTGCAAGCTATGTAACTGTTGTCAGGGACTTTGTTGTTGCTGCTAATGACGGCAATGATACAAACAAGGTTTTTTGGTCTGATATTAATGATGAGACCAACTGGACTCCTTCTTCTACGACACAAGCAGATTCACAATTTATCCCTGATGGCGGTGATATTACTGGTCTAGCTGGTGGTGAATACGGTTTGGTGTTCCTTGAGCGAGCCATTTATAGAATGAGCTATGTCGGTTCACCGCTTTTCTTTCAATTTGATGCTATCTCACGATCATTAGGCTGTATCTCTAACGGTTCAATCTCGCAATACGGTGAACTAACGTACTTTTTGGCTGATGACGGTTTTTATGTGTGCAATGGTCAATCAGCTAAATCAATTGGTACTGAAAAAGTAAATCGCTGGTTCTTTGACAATGCTATCCCTAGCGAAATTAGAACTAAAATGAGTTCTACCATTGATCCTATTAATAAATTGGTGATTTGGAAGTTTAATAATACATTTGGCGGTAAATACATGCTGATGTATTCTATTGACTTGGGAAAATGGACATATGCTGATACTACTGCTGAATCAATCTCTTATGTATTGACTCCTTCAGCTACGCTTGAGCAGGTAGATAACTACAATTCAAGCATTGATGCACTAGACATTCCACTTGATTCTCGTGTGTTTGCTGGCGGTCAATTGCTTTTTGCTGGCGTAACTGGTCAAAAGATTATTAGCTTTTCCGGTCAGCCAAAAACAGCAGTCATTGCTAGTGGTGATATTGACGTAGGTCAGTCAGTTGTTACGCTTGCAAAACCTGTTGTTGATGGCGGTAGTGCTAGTGTTGCTGTTGCTAGTCGTAGCTTGCTTAATGAGCAGGTTGAATACGGTACAGACATTCCAGCAGATTCTGAAAATCGTGTGTCTTTGCGCTCAAACGGCAAATTTCATCGTATTCGTGTTACCCCTACTGGAAGCAACTGGAAGACCGTAGTTGGTGTTAACGTAGATATTCAAGGTCAGGGTACTCGATGACACAATTTCGCACCTTGCCTCCATTTGGAG